GTTTCCCAGTCACGATCACAGAACAATAAGAGACATCTTATTCAGAAACACAAACGGTATGTCATACGACAATTATAAAACACCGTATTACGAAGACCAAGCAACTTGGTCATCACAATCATTAAATAAAATCCAAGATATGGAACCAACAGAAAAAATGCAGTTCCTATCAGATTTACAAACTCAAACAGCTTCACTAAAAGCAAAAATCAAATCAGACGTTGACGCACAAAAAAAGGCAACAGAAGAAGCGGCACGCTCATTAGTAAAAGAAACAACAAAAGAAGAAGCAAAATAGTTAAACAGGTCTTATATATCACTTGATAATATAAGACCTAATGACTAAAAGTCATTAAAGCGCTAAAGCGCGTCACAAAACGAGCAACGCGAGTAATCAGCAGTAAAGGAAAAAAAACAACAAATAAACAATAACATTAACAAAAAACACATAAAACACACCCCCCCCAATAGCCTGGGGGGAATTAAAGGGGGGTTATGGAAAAACTAACACTACACAGAAATGATAACACCAAAAGCAATCTTTTTGGTACTCTTAATATACATCTTGAAAACGGCAATTCAGCAAGTTTCACAACTGTTGAAAACCCCAACAAAAAACTCAAGGAAGGCACTTACCCTATGTATTACGGTTATAGCCCTCGCTTTGATACTAATCTATGGTCTCTCCATACTATCGACAGGACAGGAATTAGAATACATACTGCCAATACTGGCAATGAGCTATCTGGTTGTATCGCTATAGGATTATTCAGAACTAAACAACAGATATATCAATCAAAAAAAGCAATAAGCATATTAAAAACAATATTAGACCCACATAAAACATATCAAATAGAAATACTATGAAAAACATCATACTTAACAACATAGCAAAAGCACTCTTAAACATCATACTAAAAAAAATAGAAGAATTACTAAACACCGACATTAACAACGACGGAAAAATAGGATAAATATGGCACTACCATTAACAGCAATCGGCGGAATAGCATCAGGAATAGGTTCACTCTTCGGAATAGGACGAGGAAGAAGACAAAATAAACGCAACATCCAAAACATGAAACTTCAACATCGAATGGATAAAAGCATGTTCGACTATCAAAACGCATATAACACACCCGCACAACAAATGCAACGCTTAAAATCAGCAGGACTAAACCCAGCACTTATGTACGGACAAGGCACAACAGGAAACGCAACAGGCGCACCAATGACAAAACCACTACCACAATATCAAGAGACACCAGTAGACACTCAGACAATAATGAACGGCGCAATAGCAGCCGCACAACTTAAACAAATAGACACCCAGACCGAAGGGATGAAAATAGACAATTTAAAAAATGCTGGAACAAAAGATTCATATATCAGACAAACAATATTACAAAATAAAGCATTAGAAGAATCAACAAAAAAAACAACTCAAGAAATACAAAACTTAATGGAACAAAAGAAACTTATTAAAATAGATGCAACATTAAAAGTTTCACAAAAAGAACAAACAGACATAGATAATAAACTTAAATCATTAGACTTAGAATTCTTTAAAGAACACGATCTAGCACCATCAGACTACGGAATTATAAAAGGCTTAAAACGAATAGGTGTAGACATATACGACGCCATCAAATGGGTATTATCAGCAGACCAAGCAACAGCAAGACAATTCTTTAAAATAACATCATATTAATTAAATAAATAAAAACAATGTACAAAAACAACACTTACAACGGAAAAAAGAAATACGGAAAATCAAAACGTAACTCTAAATATATCCTCGCTAAACGCGGAGGTATCAGAATGTCATAAATGAAAATAGTAGTAACAGAAGAAATACTACCCGATATTATAGGGACAGGATGTCAAAACAGTATCAAATTAAAAGATATAGATTTTCCCGTCCCTTGCGGAAAATGTATACCATGCTTAAGAAAACGACGAGCAGACTGGTCATTCAGATTAGAAAACGAATACTTAAACTCAGATTCAGCATTATTCATAACTTTAACATACGACAACTTACATCTACCATTCAATTACAGAAAATCACATCAAAAAATACAAGAACCAAAATCAATAATAGGCTACAAAACAAACGGCAAACCACAATATAAAAAAGAACAATATTTCACACAAGAAACCACTACCCTACCAACATTAAACAAAAAACATTTACAAGATTACATTAAACAACTAAGAAACAAAAACACTAAATACATATCACAAGAACTAGGAGTACCTCTGGAAAAGGTAAAAAACATTAGTAAACCATTACGCTACTACGCTTGCGGAGAATATGGAACAAAAACAACAAGACCACATTACCACGTACTCTTATTCAACATGGAAGTATCAAATATATCACCCATAAGTACACAATGGAAACACGGATTCACAGACATAGGAGAAGTAAACAGCGCATCAATCAATTATATCACAAAATACATGCACAAGTCATTCGACAAAGATTTAGACACCAGACAACCCCCCTTCTCATTAATGAGTAAAGGCAGAAAAAAAACAAAACACGGTATATTAGGACACTCATACTTAGACAAATACGGAACACATCACATAGAAACAGAAGACTTAACAGTAAGAACACAAAACGGAAACTGTCAAAGATTACCAAAAACATTCTTAAAAAAATTATTCACAAACAAAGAAGACAGACAAAAAATATCATTAAAAAATTACCAAGATTATAAAGACAATAAAATTAAAGAGTATAAACGAACATTAAAAAATTATAACAATTCCCACATCAACTATATGAATTCAAAAGATTCAGACTTAAAAAGAAAACTTAAAACAATTAATAATAACGAAACACTATAAAACAATGTTAACATCAGTACAAACTAAAAAACCACAAAAAAACAAATTTGACTTATCAAGAGAAGCAAAACTCACATGTAACATGGGCCAACTAGTACCATGCTTCATACAAGACGTCATACCAGGAGATTCATTCAAAGTAAATACACAACAATTACTAAGATTCAGCCCACTATTAGCACCCGCAATGCACCGCATAGATTTAAAACTAGACTACTTCTACGTACCTTACAGATTAGTATGGGACGAGTGGAAAGACTTCATTACAGGAGGAGAACAAGGAGACGACCTACCATCATTCCCACGTATAAAAGTAAACAACAGTAACATAGACTTATTCAAAAAAGGAACACTACAAGATTATCTCGGCATACCTACTAAAGAATCAGGCGCACTAGGACATACATCAGTTACTTCACAATTATCAGTATTACCACAAAGAGCATATCAATTAATCTATCACGAATACTTTAGAGATCAAAACGTAGGAACAGAATACGATCAACACACATATTCAGGAATACAACCTTTAACAGACGATGCAGACGTAATGACACTCAGACAAACAAACTGGGAAAAAGATTACTTTACATCAGCACTACCTTTTCTACAAAGAGGACCAGAAGTAACACTACCATTAGGACAATTCGCAGACTTAGAATTCATAGGTTTCGACCCACAAGGAAACTCAAACATTCCTCCAGGATACTTTCAAGGAACTACATCAGTACACGAAGTAGGTACACCACCTTATAACGCAATAACAGCCGCAGGCGATTTAGAAACAAATTCTTCAGGTGTAATTACAGACGGTAACGGTAACGTAATGAATCCAAACATAACATTAACACACCAAGTTAATTTACAAAACGCTACTGCATCAACAATTAACGAACTTAGAAAAGCATCAGCACTTCAACAATGGCTCGAACTTATGGCAAGAGCAGGCTCACGTTACAGAGAACAAATATTCGCTATGTTCGGAGAACGCATACCAGACTATACAGTACAAGTACCACAATATTTAGGAGGAGGAAAAACACCTATCATGATATCAGAAGTACTATCAAACTACCAAGACAGTCAAAATCCAGACGATAGACCAATAGGAGACATGTCAGGACACGGAGTAGCACTAGGAGACAATTTAGGTTTCACACAATCATTTGACGAACACGGAATCGTATTAGGATTACTTAGAGTAGTACCAAAAACATCATACTGTCAAGGACTCAGCAAATTCTGGCAAAAATTCGATAAATTCGACCACTATTTCCCACAATTCGCAAACTTAGGAGAGCAAGAAGTAAACAACCAAGAAGTATTCTTCAGCGGAGACGAAGCTCTAGACCAAGACATATTCGGCTATCAACAAAGATACTCAGAGTATAAATACTGCAACAGTACAATCTCAGGAGACTTCATAGACAACCTATCATTCTGGGAACTATCACGCAGATTCAATACAACACCAGTACTTAATCAATCATTCGTAGAATGCAATCCAGACTCACGTATATTCGCAATAGAAGATGCAGAAGAGCACAAACTATGGATACAATTATATCACGACGTGAATGCACTCAGACCCATGCCATATCACGCAAACCCGATGCTTACATAAGCACAAAATAGGGACCAAATCCCCTACTGCGGTAGGGGAGGCCCCCTATGATCGTGACTGGGAAAC